TACAGCGGCTACGGTGGTTCGACCTTCAAGAAGGTCTACTACGACTACCAACTGGGCCGGATGGTGTCAAAACTGTGCCTGGCAGACGACGTTTACATCCCGTACAACGGTTCGAGCGTCATGAGCCAGTGCTCACGGATCACGCATCGCATCGCGATGGACTCCAACGACTTCCGCAAGCGCGTTGTGGCCGGCGAGTACCGCGATATTCCGATCCAAACGAGCGCAGCGCCCGCTGATCCAAGCCCAATTCAGGCCGCAACCGACAAAGTGGTCGGTGTGCAGCCCACGGATGACATCGGCGAGGTGTTTTTGCTCGAAATGATGGTCAATCTGGACATCCCAGGTTTCGAGGACAAGGATTCCAAGGGCGAGCCGACCGGAATCAAGCTGCCGTACGTCGTCACACTGGCTGAAGACACGCTCCAGGTGGTCGGAATTCGTCGAAATTGGCGCGAAAACGACGCACTCAAGCAGCGCCGCAACTATTTCGTGCACTACGTGCTCGTGGAAGGCCCTGGAGCCTACGGTTTGGGCTTTGTGCACCTCATTGGCGGCCTGTCCAAGGGCGCAACCAGCGCTTTGCGCCAGCTCATCGACGCTGGCACGTTGGCAAACCTGCCTGCGGGCTTCAAATCCAAGGGCGCGCGCATCGCGGACGACTCCGATCCGATCCAACCGGGCGAATGGCGCGACATTGACGTCGGTGGAGCCGAGATTTCGGCCTCGCTGCTGCCTCTGCCGTACAAAGAGCCCAGCCAAGTGCTGTTTGGCCTGCTCGGGTTCCTTGTGGACGCCGGAAAACGCCTGTCCAGCACCGCCGACATGCAAGTTGGCGACGGCAATCAGTATGCGCAGGTCGGAACGACCCTGGCGCTGCTGGAGCGCGGCTCGATGGTCATGTCCAGCATCCACAAGCGCATGCACTATGCGCAGACGCTGGAGTTCAGGCTGCTGTTTGAGGGCTTTGGTACCTTTTTGCCCGACGAGTACCCATATGAAGTGCCTGGCGCAAGCCGCCGGGTCAAGCGCACCGACTTCAACAACATGGTGTCGGTGCTTCCCGTGGCCGACCCAAACATTTTCAGCACCGCGCAGCGCATTCAGCTCGCGCAGATGCAGCTTCAGCTCGCACAGAGCGCCCCGAACATGCACAACATGTACGAGGCCTACTACCGTGTCTACGCTGCGCTCAATGTGCGCGACATCGACGGCATATTGCTGCCGCAGAACACGCAAATGCCGCGTGATCCGGCAACCGAGAACGCCGATGTGCTCAACAACATGCAGCTCAAGGCTTTCGCCGGCCAGCAGCACGATGCGCACATCATCACCCACCTGATGATGGGCCTGTCGCCCATTCTGCAGTCCAATCCGATGTCGGCCATGATGCTTCAGCGCCACATCCTGGACCACGTGCGCATCAAGGCCGAGGAGGACGTGGAAGCGGACCTGTTCAAGGCCTACGGCACCGATCCGGACCGCATGGTCTCGCAAATCCAGAAGGAAGGCATGGTCGCCCTGCGCATCGCCCAGTACATGAAGGATGTGCGAGACCTGCAAGACCAACTCACAGGTGGTGGCGGCGAGGACCCTATCGTGGCGCTCAAGCAGCAAGAGCTGCAGCAGCGCGCCCAGGCCGATCAGGCCGACAACCAGATCGATCAGCAGCGTTTGGCTCTTGACCAACAGCGTCTGCAGCAGCGTGGCCAGATCGATCAGCAGCGCCTGGCGCTGCAAGCCGCCAAGGTTCAACAATTCCCACCAGGAGCACGAAATGCCGCTTAAAAAAGGTTCCAGCCAGAAGACGATCAGCGCCAACATCGGCGAGATCGTTCGCGACTACAAAAAGGACGGAAAGATCGGTACCAGCAAGCCCAAGAGCAAGGCCGCTGCCGTCAAGCAAGCCGCTGCCATTGCCTACGACAAGGCCGGCAAGACTCGCAAAATGGCTGCTGGCGGTGACGTCATCAAAAAGCCCAAAGGAGTACCTGGTCCTTCGATGGTTGTGAAAAAGAAGGACGGGAACCGTCCAGTGAAGATATACTGACAACTACCAACGCCTTCAGTCGGTGCGTTAAACCGACTGCTTTTCATGGAAATCGACCATGCTTGAATTTGCAGAAGCAGTTCTGAAAGAAATCAGAAAGCATCGCCACCAGGCCCACGAGATCGTGTTGGGCGGCGGTATTTCCGACATGGAGCGGTACCGCTTCATGATGGGCCGCCTCGAAGGTTTGAACCTGGTTGAAGAGTCCGTGAAAGCGCTTTTGAAGAAGGCCACGGGCGACGAAGACGAGGACCTGTAACCTGAAAGGAGAACCATGGAAGCCGCAACAACCGAAATACCGCAGATCAACATGACTGCGCTTGAGCGCAAATGGGCCGAGGAAGCTGCCAGCAAGCAGCCCGCCTTGGACGATGCGTATACCGAGCACGGGTTTGACCCCGAGAAGCTCGACCAGGCTGTGATCGACACGATTCCCAAGCCCACCGGCTGGCGGATCGCTATCCTGCCCTACCGTGGCGCAGAAAAGACCAAGGGCGGCATCGTCCTGGCCGAGGAGACCCAGAGGAAGACGCAGTTGGCCACCGTGTGCGGCTACGTCTTGAAGATGGGGGACCTCGCCTACGGCGACGATTCCAAGTTTCCCACCGGTCCGTGGTGCAAGGAAGGTGACTGGATCATCTTCGGCCGCTACGCCGGTGCCCGCATCCCCATCGACGGTGGCGAGATTCGCCTCATCAACGATGACGAGGTGCTGGGCGTGGTCAACGATCCCGAAGACATTCTGCACATGTAAAGGAGCATGGAATGAGTACAGAGAACCAAGAACTGGAGTACCGAATTGGAGAAGACGAGCAACCTGCCTCCGTCGCCATCAGCGAAGACGGAAAGGCAGAGCTCCTGGACAAGCCTCAGTCGCCGCAGGCCGTCGTTGACGGCTCAGGCACAGCGGGTGCTGGAGACAACCGCAGCGAGGTGGACGATTACAGTGACAACGTCAAGAAGCGCATCGACAAGCTGACCGCCCGCTTACGCGAGACCCAGCGCCGTGAGCAGGCAGCCCTGGAGTACGCCCGCAATGTGCAGGCACGAGCCCAGCAGTTGGAGCATCAGTACCTGAACACCGATCAGCAGCGCACGACCGAGGCGGCCGGCCGGATTGAGACCCAGGCCGTGGCGCTCAAGCAGATCATCCGCAAGGCCCGTGAAGAGGGCGATGTGGATACCGAGACCGAGGCCATGCAGCGCCTGGCCATGCTGACCAACGAGCAGGCCAGCGTGCAGGCCCAGACGGCCCAGCGCCAGGCCTACATGCAGCAACTCGCTGCCCAGCAGGCTGCGCAAGCCGCCCAACCCCAGCAGTACCAGCAACCGGTTCAGCAGGCCCGACAGGTCGATCCTCGCGTGGAAGATTGGGCCGAGCGCAACCCCTGGTACGGCCGAGATACCGTCATGACCCATGCTGCGTGGGGTATCCACAAGCAGTTGATCCAGGGGGAGGGGTTTGACGCCAGCTCAGACGAGTACTATCATGAGTTAGATCGTAGAATCCGTGAGTCTTTTCCAAAGAAGTTCCAAACGAATTCGGATCAGCAACCCAACAGGGTACAGCGTAACGTGCAAGCTGTAGCACCTGCATCCCGTTCATCGGGTATTTCGAATGCACGCCGCACTGTCAAACTGACGCCAAGTCAAGTTGCAATTGCCAAAAAGCTGGGCGTTCCGCTTGAGGAATATGCCAAGTACGTGAAGGAGTGAGAACATGAGCGACGCCAACACCACCATCAACCGCACCACTCGCGAGGCCGAATCTCGTGCGAAGAGTGCGCGGCGTAAGCCCTGGGCTCCCCCGTCTCGACTTGACGCACCGCCAGCTCCACCTGGGTACAAGCACCGTTGGATTCGGGCAGAGGCAGGAGGGATGGAAGATCGCACCAATGTGGCCGGCAAAATCCGCGAGGGTTACGAGCTGGTTCGGGGCGACGAATATCCTGACTACCATGTGCCAACGGTTGAAGACGGCCGACATGCTGGCGTGATCAGCGTGGGAGGTCTCTTGCTTGCACGAATCCCTGAGGAGACGGTTGCAGAGCGTAATGCGTATTACCGTGATCGAGCGAGCGACCAATTGCAAGCCGCTGACAACGAACTGATGAAGTCCAATGCTCATTCGAGCATGGTCATCGAGCGACCCACTCGCAAGTCGAGAGTGTCGTTTGGTGGCGGTTCGAAAAGCGACTAATCAAACACTTTTTGTGAAGGAACCATCAAATGGCAAACGTCGATAAGCCCTTTGGTCTGCGTCCTCTCGGCAATCTGTCCGCTACTGGCTCTCAAAAACAGTACGGCTACGAAATTGCTGATAACCAGTCCGGGGTTATTTACCAAGGCGACCTAGTCACCGTCTATGACGGCTACCTGGTCAAGTTCGCACCTGCGACCCACACCGCCGCTATCGGTGTGTTCAACGGCTGCTTCTACATTGACCCGTCTTCTGGCAAACCCACCTGGAAGAACTACTATCCGGGCTCTGTCAACATCACCGCCGGCAAGATCATTGCTGACGTGATCGACGATCCCAGTCAGTTGTTCATCGTCCAGGTCGATGAGTCTGTTGCACAGACTCAGGTCGGCATGAACGCCGATGTTGTCGGTACTGGCGGCAGCACCACCACTGGTGTTTCTTCCATGGAACTCGACTCGTCCACTATCGCAAAAGCTGCAGCTTTGAACCTCAAGATCGTCGGCCTGTG